TTATAAAATCTGTTCCTAGTGCTAATCAAATCACGATTCATGCATCAAGTGTGAATATTGACACGGATCAATATGCATTTATTGTCGGTCCTGCTGTTTCTGCCACTGTTAGTGGATCAGGAACAGAAAAAACATTTACTTGTGATCAAGCTCATGGACTGGCAGTTGGTAGTAAATTTGAGCATAAAAATGGTGTGAGCGGTCAAGCTGATGCCTCAGTCGGACCATTTGTTGTAAATACTGTTACTAGTCCTACAATATTTACTGCCGATGTTGGAACGGTATCGGTGAGCACTGGTTGGGTACTCAAACACGGATTGTCGGCACATAATGCCACAACAGGAAAAGGTGGAGAGAATATTAATGTAAGAGGTGTTCAATTATTTGATAGAGAAATTGCCAAAGTTAATACGGCAATAGATTCCACAGGAACTTCTTTGATATTCACTCCTCTTAACAGTCAAACAAATGTCAATAAAAGATTTGGATATGGTGATTATATTCAAATAGAAGATGAAATCCTTAGAATTGCATCCAAGACTGCAACTGGTAGTGATAATACATATGTGGTTATTCGTGGTGCTCTTGGAACAAGGGCTTCGGCACATGCTGCCAATAGTTTAATTACAAAGATTAAACCAATCCCCATTGAATTTCACAGACCTTCTATTCTTCGTGCATCAGGTCATACATTTGAATATCTTGGATATGGTCCTGGAAACTATTCTACGGCACTTCCACAAGTTCAGGTCAAAACCCTCACAGAAAGAGAAGAATTCCTCTCACAATCGCAGGAATCTGCCGCTGGTGCGGTTGTATATACCGGTATGAATGATAAGGGTGATTTCTATATCGGTAATCAAAAGAAATCTGCCCTGACTGGTGAAGAGACTACATTTGATACTCCAATTCCAACAGTTACAGGTGAAGATCCTTCTAGATTGAGTGTTGTATTTGATGAAGTAACAGTAAAAGATAGAATAGTTGTTGAGGGTGGAGAAGGTAAAAATGCATTATCACAATTTGATGGTCCCGTTACATTCTCACAGAACGTTAGATTCAAAGAAGATGTAACATTTACGGATCAGGTAAAAATCAAACCCGGAGATACTGTAAAAGATTCAACATCCACGGCAAATGGTGCATTAGTTGTAGATGGTGGTGTCGGTGTTGCCGGAACCATGAACATTGGTGGTGGTATTGATGTTGATGGTCATACCGAATTAGATAACTTAAATGTATCTGGTATTTCTACATTTACTGGTGCTATTGATGCCAATGGCAATTTAGATGTGTCTGGTCATACCGAGTTAGATAATGTCAATGTTTCGGCAGCTTCAACTTTTGGTGGATTAGTTGATGCCAATGATGGTTTAGATGTTACTGGTCATACCGAGTTAGATAATGTCAATGTTTCGGCAGCTTCAACTTTTGGTGGATTAGTTGAAGTCAATGCTGGATTAAAGGTTGTTGGCTTAACTTCTGGTCGTGTTGTTCTTGCCGGAACTGATGGTAAACTAGAGGACAGTGGAGATCTAACTTATAATGGTTCTACACTGTCAATAAGTAATACTACAGTTTCTGCAGATACAACATCTGGTGCTTTGGTTGTTGGTGGTGGTATTGGTGTTGGAAACAGAATTTTTGCACAAAACGGATTTGTTAATGCTAGTTCAAATTCAGAGAATATATTTGCAAGTACAGTCAAAATAACAAATTCTACAAATTCTAATAATAAAACATCAGGTGCATTAATTGTAAGTGGTGGTGTTGGAATTAGTAAAGATCTTAATGTTGGTGGTGATATTACTGCATATGCAGAATCTGATTTACGTTTAAAAACCGATATCAATCCGATTGCCGATGCCGTCAATAAAGTTAAATCTTTGAGAGGTGTCACTTATGAATGGAATGAGAATTCAACCCGTGAAGGACAGGATACAGGTGTAATTGCTCAAGAAGTTGATGCTCTTGGACTTCCAGGACTTATTCAAGAAAGAGATAATGGTTATCTTGCTGTTCGTTATGAGAGACTTGTTCCTCTCTTAATTGAGGCAATCAAGGAACTCAGTGATAAGGTTGACTCTTTAGAAGAAAGACTAAATAACTAAAAAAGTATAATGGCAAATTATATTAAGTCATTTAATTTTAGAAGTGGTGTACAGGTTGATAATGATAATTTTGTTGTAAACCCTAACGGACTGGTCGGAATAGGGACAACTGTTCCTGGTGAAGTTCTTGATGTTAGAGGAAATGCCAAGGTTGTTGGACATCTTACTGCGACAGATGCAAGTGTAAGTGGAATTGTAACGGTAGGAAGTATTACCATAAATGGAAGTACCGGAACGATTAGTGCCTCAACCTTTACTGGTTCTGCCGGAAATTTTGGTGATCAGGCAGTTGTTGCCATTGCAACTGATGGATTTATTGCCGGTGCGACTGGATTAACAACAACATCAAATCTTGGTGTTGGTACTAATTCAACTGCCTTTGAACTTCAAGTTGGCGGAGACCCCACAATCTCAGGATTTGGTGTTACAGAGGGAAATATAACTGCCAGTGGAAACTTAAAGATTAGTGGTATTTCAACCACGGCAACATTAGTTGTTACCGGATTATCAACTACCAAAGATTTTGAAGTAACCGGCGTATCAACAATAGCAACTTTAGGTGTAACGGGACTAACAACCACTAAAGATTTTGAAGTAACCGGTGTATCTACGGTTGGATTCATTACCGCATCTAGTTTACAAGTTTCCGGTGTATCTACGGTCGGATTCATTACCGCATCTAATTTACAAGTTTCCGGTGTATCAACAGTTGGAATTGTAACGGCATCAAACATCTATTCTACAGGGGTAGTAACAGCAACTTCTTTTGTTGGGACACTTACAGGTTCGGCAACATCTCTTACAACGGCACAAAACTTTAGCATCACTGGAGATTTAGAGGCATCTGCCGTATCATTTAATGGAGAGGGAAGTGTTTCATTATCATCCATACTTTCCAACAGTTTCAGTGCTAATACTTCGGGTATTATTACTGCCGCAACCATAGTTGGTTCCGCAGGATCATTTAATTCTATTGGTATTCAAACATCATCACCATCTGTTGATTTACAAATTAGAAAAGCATCTGGTGAGTCTAAAATAGAGGTTATTTCTGATACTGGCACGGCTTCTATCAGCATTGGAAATAGTGTCGGCACCGGAAATAGTAGTGCATCAATAAATTATGGGTCTACTAGTGGATTTAATGCTGTATACAGCACCAATCAATCACTTGATATTATCAATCGTGATACCGGAAATATTAATTACTCATTAGGAAATAATGTAACGAATGATAAGGCATTCCACTGGCATAGTGGAGTGGGTAATGATCAGTTAATGTCTCTAACAAAACAGGGATATCTTGGTATAGGTAAAACAAATCCAGCACATGTATTACATGTTCAAGGTATTTCCACATTCACTGGTTCCGCACACTTTGATAGTAACGTAACTATTGATGGAACACTCTCATTCGGGAGCGATACAACATTAACTGCAACATTTGAAGGTGATGTACAAGATACTTCAAGTAATGTCATTCTTGATGTATCAAATCCATTATTAAATGCAAATGTTAATACAACATCAGGTATTTCTACATTCAACAATGTAAAAGCTTCTGCGGTTGGTATTGCAACAACAAATCCAAGATGTGTATTAGATCTTGGAGAGGCAGCATCAACATCGACTGGATTCGTGTTGTTTCCTTCTACAACTACTACAGGTAGAAATAATATAAGCCCAACTATCGAAGGGGCGATAATATATAATCAAACACTTCATAGATTAGAACTTTATAATGGAACTTCATGGGTAGGTATTACAACAGAGGCATAATATGTCAATTCAACCAAGCGGAAAACTTAAATTTTCTGAAATAGAAAATGAGTTTGGAAGAAATTCTAAAAGGTCATTAGGCGAATATAGAATTAGACAAACTGTTGGTGAAATGGAAAATTTACCCCTTGATGAGAATATTCCTCTTAGAAGTACGGCAACAGGTCCTGGTATCACCCCAACTCCTGATAATAATACTCCCATAAAATTTTCAGATTTTTATGGTAAAAGATTGAATATGATTGTTGTTTATGGTGCCAGTAGCAGCTACACTAATGTACGTGCCAAATCAGATTATATGAATTATAGTAATAGTCATCCTGATCCAAAAGTTGTTGTAGTTGGTGGATTTAGAGAAAGACAAGAAGGAACTGGAACCAGAAAAGTTTTTATACATGTAAGAGAAAATATAACTATTCAATCTAGTAGTGCAAATAAAGGTAAAAGAACAAAATGTTCTTTAAAAACAGGAGATCAATGGAGTACTGGAACACATTTAGAATTGAATATTGCAGGAACTATCATTGGTGCCGGTGGTGATGGTGGTAAGGGTGGTGATGATTCTGGTGGACAAACTGAAGTCAATGGTAAACCCGGTCAATCTGGAACAAGTGCCCTAGGTATTGAGGATGAAGTTCAAAGAATAGTAGTTCAATCCACTGGATCCATTGTCGCTGGTGGCGGCGGTGGCGGCGGCGGTGGTGGATGTAAAAATGATAAGCATAGACGTGCCGGTAGTGGAGGCGGTGGCGGTAGTGGAGTTCCTGCCGGTGAGGGTGCAACGGAAGGAGATGGAAATGGAGGTTTTAATGGTGGGGATGGATCCTCAACCGAGAGTGGAAATGGTGGAGTTGGAGATATAAAAACTGATGATCCTGGCAATACAGGAGGAGGTGTTGCCACTGGTGGTGGCGGCGGTGGTGGATTTGATGGTATAGGTGGTTTATTCCAAACAAAAGTTGGTGAAGACGACCAAGCTACCGAGGGTGGTGACGGAACTTCTGGAACAAATGGACAAGGTGGTAATGGTGGTAATGGTGATGCTGAAGGCGGCAATACAAAGGAAGGAGTGGGTGGACAAGGTGGAACAAATGGTTATGCAATTTTAATTGATTCCGGCAAGACGAGCACTACACCAAACCTTACTAACAATGGAACAATAAAGGGATCACATTTTGTTTATGGCGAAGTTAGTTAAATAGTAAAAATCATTGACTTTTCTACATTATGAATGATCAAAAATTGACCGCATATGTGGATGAGTTTCCTTTTCCTCATATGATCATAGATAATTTCTATACAGAGGAAGAACTAGAACTTATCTGGGAAGAACTTAAATTTTATACAAAACCTGGTAAATTACTTGAGGCAGAAGATTATGGTGGTGTTGTGGGTTATACAAGTGCAAAGGCACTTTTGTTAGATAATGTTTATAAAGATTATTCTAATAATAAAGGTGTAAACTATAGAAGTTTATCTAATATATTGACCGTTAATAGAAAACTATTTGATAGTCCTGTTTTAAATGTATTTGCCGATATACATGATTGTTGCTGTATTGCCAATCAATCAAATCATGATATCACAAAAGTAAGATATTATCATGATGGAGAAGGATATGATCCACATACAGACAAATGTTTTCAATTTTTAGCATTTTCTTATTTTTATAAGGAACCCAAGAAGTTTGAAGGTGGGCAGTTATATTTTCCCAAATATGATTATGAGATTCCTTGTGATAATAACTCCATGATTATATTTCCTGGATGGGTAGAACATGGAGTACGAGAAGTAAGTATTAAGGATTCTGACTATTTTGATGGTTGGGGAAGATATGCCATCACATCTTTCTTTGGATTTAAGGATAAAACTTGACAAAGTATCAGAATATGAGTAGAATACCTTTGTTAGGGTTGATGGGACAGTCTAGGAACTGTCCACGAGCTTTAGATCCCGGTGTCTCATGCGCTATAATACAGAGGTAATCAAGGGACAATCCCATGCTCTGTGAAGTCAAACTCTATGTTGCGGGTCGTACTTTCTATGAGACTGTTCATGCCGCAAACTATGATGAAGCCCGTGAAGTGGCAAAGGCAAGAAATCCTAATGCAACTGTCGTGAGTGTAAATGCCAAGTTCTAATAAGTTTCTAAAACCACATATTGCACAACCAGGATTACTCGATGCTGAACCGGGTAATCCTTTGGGTTATGTAACAAATGATGGTATGTGGGCAGCAGTTCCATGTGGTAAAAAGTTTACCATTATACATAATGGAAGTGTTGTTCACCAAGCACGCACTTATGATTCGGCACTGAACTTTATCAAAAAAGGTATCAAAAATGAGGGATCAAAACGGAATCGAAGACAACGAACCAAATAACATCAAATGGAACAGAGGTCTTGACATTTTTATTGAATCTGTTCACAAACCTGATCCCTCACTTCGTCAGTGTGCTCACAATCAAAGATGTTATAATGAACTCATGTGGGTTCGTGAAAATGTATTAACATATTTAAAATCACTTAGAAAATAACATGCACATCTCACGTATTCATGATGGCGACAGAGTAAAGTACATCGGTTGTTGTAAGGAGCAAGTAAAATGGGGAAATAATGATAATCCAGATGATATATTAGAAAGAGGAAAAAGTTATACAGTAGAGAGAACAGAAGTTCATACCGCACATACAAAAATATCCGTAGAAGGATATAATGGAAAATTCAATTCTATTTGTTTCATAAAGGAGGAAGACTGATGAATCAATTTGATCCAGATGAAATAGTATTACAAAGCACGGCTAAATTGTTTGAATATGAAAAGTTATCACGACAGATTGAAGAATGTGATGACCTTGATATGTTACGAGACATGGCACGTTGTTGGATTAAGTTGTATATGAAGCAACAGGAAACCGTAAGAAATATTGGATTGACTCCAATGGAACAACCTCTACCAAAAAGAAAGGATGATGAAGGATAGTTATGTATGAAGAATTAGACTGCTTCGAGAGAGCACTTCAACATTTTGGTACGAGAGTTGAGATTATTAGTGCCATGGAAATGGCAAGGAAAATCTCATCAGAGGATGCCTACCAGATGATTAAGAGTGAACTAAAAGAATTAAAAAAGTGTCGTAAAGAACTTAAAAAAGATGAAAAGTGATAGTTTAAAAATTCATGAGAATGAAGATGGTTCATTCAGTATGGAATGGGATCGAGAGGACCAGAACTGGAACTGGTTGAATGACTTGACAAGTAAAGACATCGAGAGTATCCTAGAAGAGGCAATCAAAAACTATGGAGGAACACATTGAACAAATCAGAACTTGAATACAAGAACTATTCGTTGTCTAGTTTGAATGATTGGATTAGTGATTCTCTCAATTCAGAGGCAACTCCAGAAGAAATCTATGAGACAATCATAAATTGTGTGGAAAGAGATTTGGAGTATCATGAAGCTTGTGCTAAACAGGCAAAAGAACTCCTTTCTCTTCTAAAAGGACACAAAACCCCTGATTTTGATGATAAAATTACGTTTTCAACACCATATAAAGATGATGTAATCAATTTTCCCCGTAGATACTAATAAATATTACATAACGTTTAAAACTATTATGGAAAGCGTCGAAAAACATATTGAGGTTGATAAAAAGATTCTTGAAGATCCAACAACATCACCTCAACAACGTCGTCATATTGAAGGAGAACTACATGAACTTGAGGTTTATGTAGAGAATCATAAAGAAGAAATTGCTGCCGGTGACCATCATGATCCCACGGCATTAGAATTGTTTTGTGAAGTAGAACCTGATGCCGATGAATGTAGAATATATGATGATTAAATGTGACAATGTTTAAGGTGTCCACCACTCCTTGACGGGGTGGTTTTTTTATGGCATAATATGTTCATATTCGACAGATGACCCGTTGCCTTTCACTCTTCGCCCGCATCAGGAACGTGCCGTGAGTGCCATGCTGAACAACAACAAAGGTCAGGTTATCATTCCTACTGGTGGTGGTAAGACCGCCTGTATTTTTGAGGACATTTTGAGTGCCATGGATTCTGGCACTGCCGAAACCTTTGTAATTGTTGCTCCTCGTATTCTGCTGGCAGAACAGTTGTGCTCTGAATTTCTTGAGTACACTGACCGCAATGATGTTCATGTCATGCACGTTCACAGTGGTGAAACTCATCACTACAGTACAACAAAACCCGGCAATATCAAACTGTTTGTTGATGTTGCCAACACTGCTGGTGATCACTGTATTGTATTCACCACCTATCACTCTTTAAATCGCCTAGAACAAGCAGAACTTGATGTAAACACCATTTACTTCGATGAAGCGCACAACTCTGTTCAGCGTAATTTCTTTGGCCCGACAGAGTATTTTTCTGTTGAGTCTTCTCGCTGTTATTTCTTTACTGCTACTCCTAAGCACTCTACTACTGTTACAAAACCCGGCATGAACATGCCTGAGATTTATGGTAATGTAATCTGTCAGGTTGGTGCTCCCGAACTGGTTGAGGGTGGTTACATTCTTCCTCCCAAGGTTGTTGTCAAACAACTGGATATGGTACAGGATAAGAAGATGATTGCCGACCGTGATTCTGAAAACCTGTTATCTACTATTGACGACAATTCACTGAACAAAATCCTAATCTGTGCTCGTTCTACCAAGCAGATTATGTTGCTTATCTCACAGTCCAGTTTCTGTATGGATTTGAGTGATCGTGGGTATTCTTGGATGACGATTACTGCCAGGACTGGTGCCATTATTGATGGGCAGAAAGTCAATCGTGAGGTATTCTTTGAGACTCTAAATGCCTGGGGCAGAGATCCTAACAAAAAGTTTGTGGTTCTTCACCACTCTATTCTGTCCGAAGGTATCAATGTCAGTGGACTTGAGGCAGTGTTGTTCATGCGTAACATGGATTATATTGGTATCAGTCAATCAATCGGTCGTGTAATCCGTCTGGGTGGGTCTCAGAAGACGTTTGGACTGGTTTGTGTGCCTGTCTATGATAAGGTAGGTATCACCACGGCACGAAAGGTTCAGGCAGTTGTTGATGTGGTTTTTGAGAAGGGTGAGGCAGCTGTGTCGGTGGTCAAACGATGAACCGTCCACCATCCGTTGTCAGGGCACCAGGATGCCCTATAATACAGGGGTAATCAAGGGAGGGACATGCGGACCACCACTGCCACTTACAACATTCGTGTTGAGACTTGTGACTTTAAAGTAATTGAGTTTCAACGCACAATGCCTACCAAACCAACAACATCCAAGGGTATAAAGGCACAGAATAGTAAACTTGAACAGTGGGTAATGAAAGAATTACCTTTTTACTCCCGCATTGAAATTACACCCGCAAACTAATGATCACTTCCAAGGCATACATGCTCCGCATTATGAAAAAATGTGAGTATGCAGATACTCTCACCCGTGAAGAAAAGTTTCAAGTTTTCTGTAGAGTATGTGACAACATGCTCACAGAAGGTAGAATGACCAAAGCAACTCACAAGCGTTTCACTGAAATCTGGTAATGATTGTTCTCACTGCCGAAAACCAAGGTTGTGCCTATTCCATTGATAGTGAAGGCACACTATTTTACACTCCACAGTATCAGGATGGTTCTATCAATCTTGAGGACTGGTGTGAAGTTGATCTGATGCACCTTATGGGAGAAGAAGAAAATCTTCGACTGGAGGTTGATGCCATTCATGAGAAACTTATTTCCATGAGTAAGGCAATCGGAGAATACTTCCAAAAGTAAAAGTTCACCTTTCAAACCCTTTTCTTTCTTCATTATGGCAACCCGAGCACGAATTGGTATTGATGTTGGAAACGCAATCGTTTCTGCCTATCATCATTGGGATGGTTATCCTGAGTGGTTGGGTCGTATTCTGAATACACATTACACTACAAAGAGTCAAGTTACCGAACTGATTGATGGTGGTGATATGTCTTCCTGCTGGACTGATGAGCGTTGGGACAGTGAGACTAAAGTTCAAAAGTATGGTCCTCAATACTATTCTCAACGTGGTGAGGATTGTCCTCCACGCTTGGATGAATCTATCACTGAGTTTATTAACAACGGTGAAGAGTTTGGATATATTTTCAAGGATGGAGAGTGGTTCTGTTATGATACTAAAACCTGGAGTGATACTTTCGCACAGGTTATAGATATTCCAGAGGGAGCCCTGGCAGTATGATCGATTTAAAAAAACTTTCTCATGAAGAGAAAGAAGCACTGGCAGAAGATTGTGAAGACTTTCTTCTGCACAGAAACATACCATTGAGGTCACATTCATACGACAACATCATCATTCATGCAATGAGAGAAGGTTATCGTATGGAAGGATTTGATCGTCCCATTCGTAAAGCATCATGATTGTTACTCCAGAACAACTGAAAATCACCAGAAAAGAATGGGAGTGTTATATTGACACTCCTGATGATGTCATTGAGCAGGTTAATATGGAACTTTTGAGTATTCTTAATTCCAGTACAAGTCCACGATGGGCTCAAAAAAGAATCTATGATTTTTTTGAGAAAAATAACTATATGGAGCACGGATTTTTAGATTCTGAGTGTATGCAAATGGCGACTAATGCCATTAACAAATACTACAATTCCAGCATCGACCGTTGGGAGAGTGTGACACTCAGATAACCTACACACTGTGTCCTGAAACCCCACCAGGATGCCCTATAATACATTCGTAATCAAGGGAACGCCCCATGACAACCTCCTTCGCAGACTACGTTGCTCAGCAGGATGCACGGAACGACATTCAGTTGAAGGTTCGTGAGTATTGTCTGATGCTTTGTGAGGCACTGGAGCAGGATTTTGTGAAAGATTCTCTCCGTCGTGCTGATTTCTTCCTGAGAACTGATCCTGAGTATCGTCAACAGCGTATTGAAGATATTAAGGCAGGCAAAGGCATGTATAAGTTCTACATTGAGAGTGGTCGTAAGTATCACAAAATCATTATGGAGACTGGTGATGGTTCCCGTAGTGTTCATGCCTTTATTAACATGAAGACTGGTGAATTGCACAAGGCAGCATCATTCAAGGCACCAGTGAAAGAACCACGTTTTGATTTGCGTGTTATCAGGGAGCGTGAATTTGTGTTTGAGAAGTGTGATTGGTCAGGTGGTTATCTCTACAAAAACGCATATTATAACGACTAATATGGTATAATGAACACATTCAATTCAGAGGTTACTATGAATGATCAACGACACTATCATACCGAAAGTGAACGCCGTCAACTTGACGGTGTTGTTCATGACTCCGACAAAAATGGTTGGAATGTTTCTAAACTGAATAGAATGAAAACCCGTGCTAACAACTTACCTGATGATTCTTTGATTGTTGATGACGACTAAAGAAAAACTTCTGTTCATTTCATCTTTTATTTGGTTTCTCCACTGGGGCACATGTCTAGCATCTACACTTCTGGATACGGTTATTCTAAGAAGCTCTGTGAGGATGTTACCTCTTGGTTTCTGAACAAGTATTATCCACGTCATAAGATTGATGTGGATATTGTTCACCGGGGATTGAAACGTGAAAGTGTTCTGGGTTATTGTGATGTTGAGGGTGAGTCTTATCGCCCTCGTCACTTCCTGATTGAACTTCAGTCCAATATGTGTAAGGAGTTGTATATAAAAATCCTTTTTCATGAACTGACCCATCTGGCACAGTGGGTAGACGGTTCGCTGCGGTTTCGACATGGAAAAATGTGTTATTGTCAAGAACCAGTCGAAAATTACGATTATGAGGATCAACCACATGAGATTGAGGCACGGGAGAGTGAAGAAATTCTATATGATCTGTATATGATTGATAAAAAGGATGTGCCACCTGAAAAATCGTCACAGGGATGGTGCAACCGTCTGTGTGGTGGTGTATAATTATAATTATTCAATCTGGACTAATCATGATCCTACAGGAAAATGTAAAGCAGGTGATTGAAGGTTGTACCGCCAGTCTTCCTGCTCAAATTAAATACTTCACAATTTACAATCAACCAGTCCAAATCATTGATGATACTTTGTCGGAGGTTATTTGTGCAATGATTAATGACACCATCTGTGGNGGCACTGGTGGCGGTGGATGGGATAATGCTGATGGTGGTGAAGATAAGAACACCTCACATGTTCAATCTAAATTTTGTGGAGATTGTGGTAAAAAAGTAGTTTTCTTTGCCACTGAATGTCCTCATTGCAAGTGTAATAAATTCAAAGCAAATAAAAATCAAAAAACATTTACTAAAACTAATCCTCGTGATGGTCGATGGGGTATCAATGCTGAGTCTCATTTCAAACATTTTGAAGGTCTGAAAGAGTATCGTTTCACATTCATCGAACCTCTTCAAGATGATCCCTCTTGCCGACAGTTTCGTTTCCGTTATTGGACGATTGCAAAAGACTCTGAGCATCTTAATTCATATGCTAAAGCACAAAAGAATAGTGACAAATCTAATCACATTAACTTTCAACCGCTGAAAGTTGACTTCTATTTGAGTGGTCCTGTATTGAAATTTGATGGGGTTTTGACTGTGAACGAAGGTAGCACATCTTTTGACTTTGATTATTTTGATATGGATAATCAAACTCCTGAGAAGATCCCTGCTAAATTTGCTGGTTTTGATTCACAATCTGTGCTAGAATCTAAGAACTTCAACAAAGAGCGTGGCGAATGGGTGCGGAATTGATATACAAGAATCAAGATTGCATTGAGTTTCTGAAGTCTCTGGATGACAGATCTATCGACCTTATCTGCACTGATCCACCCTATTATCGTGTGGTTAATGATAAGTGGGACAACCAATGGTTCACGGTTGATGAATACTACTCATGGTGTGAGCAATGGATCACTGAATTAGGCAGAGTTGCAAAGTGGGGATGTAGTTTTTGGTTGTTTGGTTTTCCACAACAACTCTGCACACTTTTGCCAGTGATTGAACGTGCTGGGTTTACATTCCGTCAACAGATTGTCGTTAACAAAGGAATGCAGGCAGTTGCAGGTAGAACTAGTAGC